AGAACGAACGACAACAAATTTACCGTAGTACTCACGTGTGTAAGAGTTAAGAATATCCTCGGCGGTACGGTAGCTGTGTTTGATTTCTTTTCGGGCGTGATTGACCAGACCCAGCAGAAACTTTTTAACTCCGGTCAACGGGATGTCGATTATCTTGGCGTGCTTACTGCCTATCAAAGTGCAGGCGGCAACGATTGCAGCACAACCAGCCCTCCAGAACCGTTCATCATCGGCAAAACTAAACTCTTGCTTGATGTCAACATAAACTTTACGAGTCAGGTTAACTGCCGTTTCTCTATTGTCCACCAACCACTGCGCCCACTGGGGGCCGGCCACGGCAAAGTTACTGTCGATGAGCTCGATGAGCTCGTACTCACCCGACCCCCACACAATCTTCTCAGGCGGGGTGTACTCCAGCACCCGACGAATCTCACCCTCAGACGAATGTTTACGAGCACCGGTCAGGAAGTCCAGCACATGGGTGTTGGATGAGAGCAGCGCCATCGAGTTCCACTCTGTCTGATTAAGGCGCTCTTTGTTAGCACCGGCCTCCATACGATCTTTACCAATACCCTCGCTGACATCAAACAGGAAGGCAGGGAACCATTCAAAATCTTTACGGTTCTTGTCGGTAATCTCATCGCAGATAAGCGGCAGACTTTTTAACATACCGAAGCGCTGGAGCATGGCAACATGCGAGGTCCCCTTACTAACTCGATACTTGGTGGGGTCACCCCAAACAGATGCCGCCATAGCTAGAGCCAGCGTTTTACCCGTACCCGAATCGGTAGAACCCACGTGGAATGTCATACCTCTGAACGATTTACCCGTGAACCCCATTAACGGGGAGGCAAAACTAATACTCATCAAACTCAGTATGTCGTACATCTGCCTGTGAATAAGAACGTTGATCGCCCTGCGCCAGTTATCTAGCGTGCCAACAGATTGCGTGTTGCGATTCAAGTTAGCCAAGTTTGGCATGGGCAAGTCACGCGGCGGTATGCCGGGGGTGAATATTTTCTCTGCGACCACAAACGACTGGTCGTCCTGCCAACCATAACTGGGCGGCACCCGCACCGCAGACTTAGAAACAGACGCTTCCTCAACACACCCTCGGACATAATCAAACAGATACTTGTCGTTGCCCGCGCCGTACGAAGCCACGATGTTTTGGCTGGCAAGATTCTTAACGGTGTCGTCCTTACTGACCACCGCCCGCTGCGGAATAACAACTGGGGTCATACCTTCTGGACGCATGGCTAGCATGTGGACTTGGTGTTCGCCCTCGATATTTAAAATGTCCAGAACAAACAAGTCGTACGGCAGGATCATGACCTGCGCAGTGAACTCTTTACCGTCAGCGTCCGTGTCTTTCTTCTCCCTGAAGATGCCGCCTTTATCCCCATAGCTAAACCCTCTTGGCGGGGTGGGACGCATAACTTTCGCAGGCTGGACAACAGGTTTACTTGCCGGTACGACTTCAATTTCTTTAGGCTCGATTGTGGTTGCGACCTGTCTGCCCAGCGCCAACGGGTTGGTTATCTTGTTCTTGTGGGGGCAGGAGTTGCAGACACCGGGGTTTTCGCTATCGAATTTTGTGCATGGATAGGGGCCCTTGATCTCCCGCAGTTTTAAGTTCATGCGGTCTTCGTCGTACGGGTGCAGTTCAGTTAGGTATTTATTGAACTCATCAGCGTCACTACACTTCTGCGAAAGCGACAACATACCCCTCCACAAGGGCTCCATGCCGTCCTGCTGTGCGTTCTCTACGTAGTATTTAAGCTGGTTACAGCCGTGTCCAGCCAGCGACTTATCTAAAATAGTCTTGAATACGGTCTGTGTATTTTCAAAAAGTTTTAAACTGCTGGTCGAAGCAAGGAGTGTGGGTCGCTTGCCGGGGAGTGCAAGCTCTGGTTCGGACTGCTCATTTAACAGTCCTAAGATGTGGGCCTTCAAGGATTCAGGAGAAAATACTACCCCCTCCACAAGAAGCCGTACACGGCGTGGCCTATCCGTCTTAAAGTTTAGCGTATTTGGTACGCGTAGTACACGAGCAACATCAGCGGTCACGCTGAAGTCGATCTTCAAGCCCTCCTTGCGGGCTAACTTCTTAAACCCTTCGGCTATCGGTTTCCACTCTTCGACAGAAAGCTCTTTATCAAACCCCCAATAAACATGCAGCCCGCCACCGGAGGACACAATCCATGGCTGCCCAAACTGCGCAAGACCTGTCTTCTGTATAAAGTCATCGAATGCCTCTGCTGCTTCTTGCCTACTGGTGTAAGCGCCTGCTTTACCAATATCTATATCTACGAACAGCGATCTAAGCGCCTGTGCGTTGCCAGCTTTACGCTCGCCTTTTTCCTTGAAACTCGCTAGTGCAAAGTACGCATCGAGTCCGGCATCGCAGAGCCTGTCTGCAACCGGGCAAATCTCATCGATTCGGTCAACAAAAACGTGTTCTTTCTTCGGGCTACTGAGTTCAGCTACACAATAAACCCCCGAAGATGGAAGCACAGCCGCTAAAAAATTCAGCGGATCCATGTACACCCCTTAATTTTCGGTTGTTATTTCAGGTCGAGAAGTTTTTCGAAACGCTTGAGAAGTTCCTGTTGATAGGCCAAAGGCAGCCCATTCTTAGGATCCATAAGCTGATACGCATAACTGAAAAGCTCTTCGTCCGTTAAAACTGTAGGTTGAATTTCTGGCATATGGCTCTCCATGCATCGTCTGATTGGGTAACGGACTTCAAGATTTCAATAAGGTCTTCTACGCGTTGCTTGTATGCGTTGGCTACTTCACCACCAGTGAACCAGTTGTACACCGTCTGGCGTGTCGCACCCGTAGCTTTTGCTACACGAAGAACTGAAATATCACGAAGCATCGCCAGCTGACCTAGCTTTTTGCCGAGGCAGTAGGGCGCGTTTGCAATTGCGTCTTTTGTTTTTTCTGAATATGGCATAGGTGTAGGGGTGGGGTACTCACGGGCATATGAAAAAACCGGATCTCACACCAGTTAAACCGCTTTCCCCCTAAAAAGGTTACTCGTCGTCTGCGTCCCAGTTGGCGACCACATTCGCCAGATTACCACGCTTGGGCACGGCCTCTTTTTCTGCCTTGTCTTTGCGTACGGTAGGCTCTTCGGAATGATCGTCATCGTCCTCGACCGGGGCGGCCTTGGCTTTCTTGGGTGCTGGTGCACTCGGTTCCGCCACTTTATCGGACACAGCCACGCTCATTGTAATAGCCTTGATGGCGGTGTCGGATTTACCTGCATCCGTAACTGCCTGAAATTCATCATCGTCCAGCCAGCGCATGGCTTTAAAGAACAGGCGGGGTACAGCTGCCTTAGTGTCAAACTTTAGACGGGTTACAACCATCTCGGGGTTGATGTTTTGCGCAGCCAACCAGCGAGCGTACGCCTGAAGTGGGCGGTTCTCGCCTTCTTCTTTACCAAAGATTGACGTGGCGGGCAGGGTAATCTGCAGCACATCGCCCTCAATATCGTTGGCTAGAACAACTGCCAGCCGCTGAGAGAAACGGCAAGCACGGGACTCGCCCTCACCCGAACCCCGAATATTCTGGGGGCAGGTTGCGCAACGATCAGACTGGGGGTTCTTCGCCTCAGCCGAGGGCTTCTCGCCATCAGCAGACCAGCAATCGGGGGCGGCGGTCTCGCCCTCTACATACTTGCCGGAATAAAAAGTCCGCGCCACATTTGGGGCGGCGTTAACAATAACCACATCAAGAAAACGGTCTTCGATTGAGGCAATCTCTTTACCGCCAGACACCAGACGAAACACCCCACCCTTGATGGAGATACCCTTGGTGTTATCGGTGCCGCTACCAACGAGGGCTTTGGCAATACTGGACAACGCGCCAGCTTTCTTGGCGAAGGCGGGAGCTTTCCCGGGGTTAAACGCGACTACGTTAGACATAAAGTACTCCTTATCGAGTGGGTTTGCGTACGCTAATTGCATACTCCGTATCGGAGTTCAACCCCGGCGGTACGATACCGGGGTTTTCTTCAAGAAACTTTGCCATGTTGGACTGCGCAATCCTCTTCTCCAACACGTCAATCGCATCATGCTCAACCATAAACAGCTTGAACTCCTCCCAATCTGAGGTGCTGTAGCGTGTCTTCTTGCTGAGCATCACAGTGCCGGCATCGGTTCGCATGGTAGTACTACCCATAGCCAGCATCTGATCCTTCATAGCCGAGACCAGCTCGTTCTGCTGGGCTTTCAGCTCTTCAACCTGTGTTTCATACTCCTGCGTGAGCTCCTGTATCCGCGCCCGGATCTTTATGTAAATCTTGGCAAGCTTGTCCATCGGAACAATGTCAGTCATAGTGACCTCCTTCTTTGTTATGTCTAGATTTTGACAGGATTGTAGTCTCCTTGTCAACTGGCTATCTCCTCCTCGTACAACTTAATAAACAGGTTGTGCTCATCCACCCGCCCTTCCAACTGCTTAAACATCCGGCGCTCGATGTCGCTGCCCTGTATGTGAACGACCGTGACGCAGTCCGAATTCTGTCCAACCCTGTCTGCTCTAGCGGTACATTGCAGATACGTTTCAACTGAAAGCACCGGACCCCAGAATACAACCGTGTCTGCTGCAGTCAGGGTCACTCCGTGAGCCGCAGCTTGGGGTTGTATGACCAGCACCCTAGGATCGGGGTTCTCCTGAAAGTTCTTAAAAATAAACCCCCGCTTTGAGGCGCTGATGTCCCCGTGAATCAGCGAGTTGGATATGTTGTACTTGGTCAGATGGCGGCTGATCGTGTCTATGCTGTGGCGATAGGGGGCAAAGACCAGAACTTTACGGTCGGTTTCTTCGATAACCTCCATCAACACGCTTAGCCGAGGTGCGCAATCAAACTCCACCACTTCCCCATCATCCGTATACGCAGCTCCTGCACTGATCTGTAACAACTTATTAACTCCTGCGGCTGCATTAACTGCACTGATTGTTTCGCCCGCCGCTTGGACTAGCATGCGTTCCTTAAGCAGCTTGTAATACTTGGACTGCTGGGGGGTAAGCGCCACCTCCCGAGTTTCAACCATGACGGGGGGCAGATCCAAACACTGGGCTTTTGTAAATCGAATGGCGGGCTGTAGAACTTCATGGACTTTGGCAGCAGACGTTTCTTTCGGAGCCCATTTAAATTGGGTTAACTTGTTCATGACCATGTCACGCCAAGCCGTAAAGAATTTAGGAACGCCGCTGGGGTTAACCAGCTTTGCCAAACCATACGCATCAAGCGGAGACTGCGAAGCCGGGGTTCCCGTCATCATCCACAGCCATGTGTCTGGCGTAATAATTTTGTTAAGCGCCTTCCATCGTTTGGTTGCTACATTTTTATAGGCGTTGGCTTCGTCCACGATGATGAGATCAAACCGCCCATCGTTTGCTATTTCATTACCTATTAAGTGCAGCCCATCGTAGTTGGTAATAACAAACTCGTAGTCGCCCTGCACAAGTTCTATCCTGCGTACGGCTTGCGTGTGGTGCGCTACGACCGCACTTCGATGGATGATGCTTTTACCTATGTCACCCATCCAAGCAGAGTGCATGATCGAAAGCGGGCAAAGAATAAGGCAGCGCCTAACCCGTTTTGTTTTCATCAAGTAGTCAGCTGCCCACAAAGCAGAAAGCGTCTTACCCGTACCCGGCTCCGAGAAAACAAACGCGCGTTGATTAAGCGTGAGAAACGCGGATGTTTCTATCTGGTGCTTAAAAGGTGCGAACCTTCCGGGCCAGTCGTATCGAGAGATGATGGGCGAGGGTACATCTTTAACTCCAAGATTCTTTAATACCCTCGCTTCATCTAACCCCCAAAAAATTGCTACTTCGTGAAGACCGTTTTCTGTTTTGTTTACTATCTCGCTTCTTGGTATTACTTTATATTTGTTCGGGTTGCGCGTACGCAGTACCAGAACTTTGTTATCAACTATCTGCATTCAACTGTAGCCCCTCAAAGTTTTCGAATCGGGTTAAAGGTTCGGCGATAACAACCTTGCCGGGTTCTTTCCAAGCCAAGTACTTCAACTTATTTTCCTGCGCCAAACGAACTGCAGCCAAACACATAAACCCATCTTCAGCAATACGCTCAAGCTCGACAGGTGAGTGGCCGTACTTCATCGCCCACAAATAAACCAGAATATCTTTCTCACATTTAATGGGTGCTTGATCTTCTTCATACACACACTCCAACAAACGTTTTGAAAAGGTGGGTTTCTCTTTCTTAAACATCTGGGACAAAAGGGTAAAGCGGGTAACAATTTTTTCTTGGTCAGTCATAATCAATGCCTCGGGTTGAACTCACATCCTTTTACTTGACACCACTTGCACAGTGGAGACTGTGAAGGGTTCCATACATTTGTTTCAAACGATCCAGCCAGTCGAGCTACTCGCTCTCTATATTTCCACCATGCGTCTGGTGCGCGGTCTAACGACATCTTGTGCTTGTGCATCGTCCCTTTCACCACGAACAACAAAGCTGAATTAATGTGACGAACATGGGGGAAGTGGGCAAAGGTTAAGAGCGACATAAGTTCTAGCTGCCCAATGTCTGGGTACTTATCGCTTCCAGTTTTGTAGTCCACAATCCATGCGGTCAGATCATCGTCATCCACAATCAGCAGATCAACGATACCGCGTACCCATACATCCTCGGCAAAAAAATCACACGGCTGCAGGTCAATCGTCAGCGCCATCTTGTGCTCGGCAAACCTGCGTCCGGGTTTTAAAAGCAGCGCATCGATTGTAGGTTTAACAAAAGCAAACTGCGGTGGCAGTTCTACCCCGTCTCGCACATACAGTTCAGCCGCCTTGTGTAATTCCTCCCCGTAAATAATCTGCTCTGTCTTTTCAAACGGATAGTTTTTCAACACCCGCACTTCGTGGTATCGCCTAGCGCAACCTTCGTAATCCTTAAGGGCGCTGTGCGACCAGACGATTTTGTGTTCCATTAGAACTCCGCTGAGAGGATGGCCTTGTTAAGCCGATTGGAAAAACTGATAACAAACTCTTCATCGTCATCGAGTTTGCTCTTCATGTCGTGGAGAATTGCGTGGGTCATTTCGTGCCAGAAGGTGTCGTAGATCTCTTCTGTTTTGTATTTAGTTCCCAGCGCAGCGCTTTCCTTGCCAATCTTGATTGTGTTTTTATCGTAGTCAATCTCCCCCATTATTCTTTTGCCTGCGTGTTTGACTTGTTTAATTGCGTACCATTTCCTGCCAACTTTAATGCGCTTGGGTATTGTCATTTAGCATCTCCATATCTCTTACCTGCATCTACTTCAGCTTCAAGCGGAAGACCTTTCATGTATGTCGGGACGACAACCATCTGTGCCAACACCCATTCTTTGGCCTCTTCCGTTTCCTCTTCCGGCACCAACACTACAACTTCATCGTGAACAGTTAGCACACACGAATACCTTTTTTGTACTCGCAGCATACCGTCCGTCATGACGCACCTAGCCACGGCTTGAACGATGTTTTCTGTTAGCTTGCCGCCGTACAGTTTTGTTTCGTTCGATCCGTAAAACCACTGAGGCCGACCCTTCGGGTCAAGCTTCGCCTTCAACTCAGGATACCGCAAAGCTAGACCGCTTGGCAACACAATACTTTCTTTCTGAAAGGTCAGACACTTAAAAGGTATAGCGCTACCGCTAGCTAGGCTGCGTTCGATGAGCGATGAGCACATCTCCCAAAAAGAAACAACTGGCCATGCGGCTGATCGATACTTGTCGATAATTGTTTTTGCTGCTAGGCAATGCACCAGTAGTTCTTCATCTGTGCATGTGTGCGGTATGTCGAGCATGCGTTTAGTGTTCTCATCCCAAGATAAAAACTTTTCTAAATCGTATGCGCCAACACCTAACTGCTTGGCAAAACTTTTATCGTATCGAGTAGGCGGTGCTCCAAGAAAGCCAGTCAACAACTGCGCCGCAAAGTTAGCCCAGCCTAGACCATAGCCGCACCCCAACAACGCCGACTTCGCAGATTGCCTGAGTTCGGGATGGCTCTCTTTACTTAGCCCCGGTATGTTAAACATCTGCGCACCGAAAGCAGCATAAGGATCAGCACCCGATCTAAAAATGTCGAGCATCTCGTTGTAGTCTGACAGCCACGCAAGGACACGCGGCTCGATCTGGGACAGGTCACACACCACTAAACTGTACCCATCAGGAGCCATGATGGACTTGCGTAAGAACGATCCCCGCTTCAGGTTCTGCAGGTTAAGTCCACTACCTTTACTTGCTGACCACCTACCTGTGTGCGCACCGTAATAATTAAGTGGAACTGGAAGTGCCCCTCGTCCCGCAATATCCAGAAACCTCTGCGCTCGAGTTCGTTCAAGTGTTGACTTAACGGATAGCCTCGCCTCACAAATTGTTGCCACATCTTCCCGCTCGGAGTTGAGTAGCGCCTGAAACAGCGCGTCGTTTTTTGCAAGAGCAAGTGTTGGTTTGCCAGTTGTCTTACTGACTTTTGTTGGCGGCTCGACACCCAATCTTCGCAACACATCAGCAAACTGCTGGTTACTAGCCAAGGTTGTTTCCTCGATAGCAAGTTTGCTAAGTAACGAACTGCGTGCAGCTTTCTCTTCTTCAATTGCGTTCTCCAACATGGGCATGTCCAGCTGCAACACGGGGTTAGTAAACATCCTGAGTGTCAGGTCAATCAGCTTGAGCTCAGACTTGGGGTAGCCCTCGACCAGTCTTTTAAAGACCTCCTCGCACAGGTACACATCGTGGTTACAGTACTCAGCCAACTCCGCTTCTATCTCTGGGGTCAGCTCAGTCAGCCCGTCTGTGGAGTGAACGGCTTGACCTTTAGGCGGCAGCTTAAACTCTTCTGCCAGCTTCATCAGGCTGTTGCCAGCCTCCACCCCACGCAAGGCACGCGCCATGCTCAACGAATCAAAGATGAACTTCGGCTGATGCCCGTACACCCAAGACAGTATGGCTATATCAAACTGTGCGTTGTGCGCAAGAACACCAGTCGTTGTCCAGTCGATAGAATCAAAGAACTCTGGCAACCTAGTATGCGTAACCCACGCGGCATCGCCCTCACCTAACCACTTCCAGCTGGCACCGAACGCCTTGAATCGTGGGTCACGTATGTACTGCTCGGTTGTCATCTTGCTTAGCGTGTAGCCACGCTTAGCCCATCGGGTTTCGAAGTCCAGTACAAGCACCCTCAATTCAACACCCGGTTCTCTGGTATCTCCAACTTGTTCATGAGTACTCGGCTTGCGGCTAGTAAAAGACCCATCGCTTCGGTCTCGTCTGCGTTTAGCGTGGACATTTTAAACTCTAGATTTCTTAAGTCCGC